AATCCACTTTATATTGTAGCGGTCTAGTATGACTTTACATTCTTCCTTTAAATCAAAACCGCTATGGTCACTCACTAGTGCGACTGCTCCTTTACCGAAATAATTAAGAACCCGGGTAGTAAAAAACTTGTACTCTTCAGGGGTGCCCATAATAAACATGTCGCTTACTTCTTCAATAGTAATTTGAAGACCATCAGCAATCATTAGATTATAAAGTGGAGTAATATAGAACTCGTTACGTGTACGAATGTTTTTACTAATCATCTCTTCAGCGTATCTAACAAATACCTCTCCAGACTTGAAACCATACACCCCCACGCAGGCATTACTGCTTACGACTTCCTTCTCCGCGGTAAGAAGAGCAATACCTTTATCATTAGTCTTTACATAACTATATGCAGGGTTATTGCTCTTAAAGGTAAGCACATTACCATCTACCTTCATTTCAGAAGGCACAAACGTGGGCTTAAAATGTACATCTACTGTATAGATATAGAGCGGTAATTTATTATTAATATGTTCTTTTGCGAGTAAGCAAGTAGACACACTACCATCAGTTATCTTATCGATAACCACTATCTTAATATCTTTACCAAACTTTTTATAAAATATTTCATCTACCCCAAAGTTACTAATATGATCTTGTCTTAAGCAAAAGATAAGATTACACTCAGACGTATCGATAGAGCTTAAAGCCCAGTCAATGAGGTGTTTATCGTGAGCGGTAATCATGTATTTGGGTACAACAAAACCCTCATCAACAAAGCGTTGGCCACGCCCAGCAAGAGGCACTAGAAGATTATACTTTTTCATTTTTAAAATATTCGGTAAGCTTGTTATGGGCATCCTGTATTACTTTATCTATACTTTGTGGTTTATCCACCAGCAATCCAGCTATTATATACGAAGCAAACTTGTCGCCCGACCCTAGCACATTAATGTTGGATACAAGCTCTGCTTTAAATTGTTTTGGTTGAGTGGTTTTACTATAAATTGTGCTTCCAGCCGCATGATGCACTAATACATGTCCACGTACTGCAGATACTAACCCCTCAACATTAATTAATGCATCTTCATCCGATAGTAACAAAAGATCGATGTGTTTTAAGTTATCATTAGTAATATCAAGCGGCTTACCATTACAAACATCAGCAGTAATAAAACCTGATAGTTTACTAATAAAATTAGTATCGGATAGCTCGTTTATATACATTACGTGACTAATTTCACTATCATGTATAGTCGGTATGCGAGTTTTAAGCGATAAACGGGATATACTCGTTCTTTTACATTGTTTAGTGCTAGTTAAGATTAACGACTCGCCGATATCAGTAGGCTCTAACTTTACTCTAATGTCAGGGTTAATTGTCTTGAGCTGGGCCCATACATTACCCATACACCCCACTGAGGTTTTATAATCAAAACCACTAAAAATATTATCATAACTTAAATGACCGTAAATTGCTACGTCAAAACTTTTCATTACGATCTAAAATTTCTACCTGTTCTACAGTCACACTCTTAACTAATTTCATATAGAGAAGTCGGTCAAATAATTCAGTTAAGCAATTCTCTCCACTCTTACTAGATAGTACATATACCCCGGGCACATTACGTACATCTCGAGGAGAGTCATGCGGACAAAACTTATACTTAACAGCACTCATAATGCCGATATCAAAAATATCGTCTCCCACATATACCATTTCATCTCTTTTAATGCCGTATATATGTTCAAATCGTTCAACATAGGTAGACTTATTCTTCATTATACCATCGGTACGGTTAGTATAAAACGGAATATTCCGGTTCTTAGCTATCGCTTCGTTAATGTTAGGGTCTCCTGATAGAAACACTACTATCCATCCAGCAGCTTTAAACTTTTTAATGGCAGTAAAATCTCTGTCATTAAACGACTTTAATACACACTTACCGGTTTGATCGTAGTACTTTTTCCCGTCAGTGAGAACTCCGTCTATGTCTAAGATTAGTAACATAATTTTTATAATGATATATGTTATCTGAGCAAATTCCATTAAAATCTACTAATTGTTCTTTAGGAAAATGCCAACGACTATCTTCAGGCATAACACATATTGCATTTTTGTAAAATTCTTGATGGGTAGGACTCAACCATATATGATCGTGAGTTGTAATTACATAATCATCCTTATCTATTGCAAAGCAATTTAAATTATAACAAGGCTCTTTACATGCATTTAATGCTTCGATATTTTTACAGTGTATCCAGAGCCCTGGTGTGTTGCGTAGGAACATAAAATCCAAAAGATACTGTGGGTTATCATGGCCTAGATAAAACTTACTATCAATACTCCACACATCTATCTCTACCTCATATCCTTGTTCTACACAAAGTTTAATTTGATCGGGATGATTCTCTTTATCGCACTTACCGTCTATGTTGCCTCTATGGGATATAAAGTGCATGCTCGTGAATCCAATTTTCAGCTAAAAGATATTTCTTAGCAAGATTAAAATTCTCTTGTATAATAGAAAACTTACTCTCGTAATAACTCGGGGTACATAATTTAAGTTTATCTTTTAGTTCTTGAAGGTCATTAAAAATAATAAACCCGTCTACATTAAAAAATTTCGAGATAGAGGGACATCCCCAATAAATCGGTATAGTGCCCGTAACTAAACAATCGATAAGCTTCTCGGTAAACCAAAAGTCTTTCTTACAGTTTTCAATAGCAAAGTGGTATCGATAATCTCTTAGTCCTTCAATCTTATCTTTAATAGGTTTATAACCATTACCAAGCACATCAATATTTGATCCCCCCGCTTGTACTATCTGGTGTCTCAACTGATGTCCAGGTAATTGTCTTTTACCTGATGCTATAATAGAAAAAGATTTAGACTTAGAGTGTACGCCGTAGTCTTTTTCATCTATCCAACAGCCACCGAAAGGCACAAACGTACCTTTAACTTTCTCGATAAATTCTGCATCGTGAGACCAGATTTCTTTAAATTTGTGAGTATTACCTTCTACATAGCTATAGATATGGGGTATTAATTCGCGAGGCTCTAAGAGCCAGCCAATTCCCCCGTTACATTCTGTTACATGGTAATCAGTATATACTGTATGCCTAGGATCTCCTGACTCTCTATTCCATTTAATATGCTTTGAGAATGTTTTCGGGGGCATTGGGTTATTACTATAAACACAATGTGCAAAAGACGAGTCTTTTAAAGGTATCTCTCTCATAGCTTAGTCCAGGTTAAAGGTATAATATCAGATGTATTTAAATGTGCATTACCAGGGCCGAACCATATTTTAGGAGCAATAATAGTTTTATCCACGCTACTGTTTAGCCAAGCTCCCCACCAACCAAATGTACTATTAACTATAATGTTATTTTTACACATTGATATAGCCTTTAAATCAGAAAAACACGAGGTAAGGTCAGAGTAATATATATTTTTACCTTTAATGTTTTCTTTACACCAATCTATACCATCTGAAAAAATTAAAGTATTCTTCAAGCGAGCCGCTTTTGAAGCATCAAAAAAGTACTGACTGGGTTGAAGAGGATGATATACCTGCTTAACTAGAAAGTCGCCGCGACGTATATGCAGAGAGGTAGTCTCGAGTGGATCTATACCGAGACGGTTAAATAGAGACGCAGCTTCATCAGTAAATTGCTGTTTAAAACTAAACACTTTTTTTACTTGTGACTCTGCGTTTTTAAAATAACGTTCAGTCTGAAGATAACCGGAAAGGTCTGTAGAGTCCTTTATATTGTATATATCAGAGCTAAAATGAAAATATGGTTCGTTATATATATGTTTTATGCTCTCATAATCGCTTGTAGTTAAAACTGGTATATCTATATCAAAGCCATCAAATATAGATACATTATTACAATTATAATGAGTGTCAAAGTATGTTTCATGTCTCGGTAGCTTTACTTCATAGTTTTTACTTGCCGCTATCCCAATAGTAGATGCAAGCTGAAACATAGAGTTTCCTAGATTACCATGGCGGCCTAATTTTGAGAATGTTATCATTTCTTATACGCTTTGTATATACTCTTGAGACGGCTTAATACAACTTCTAGTGGAGTATCTGAATTCTCTACTGCAGATACTCCATGCTGCTTTCTATAATAATCAGCACCTTTCTTCATGTTAGTTGTCCAGGTCTCAGTATGAGTAATAGAGCTGTTTTGTATTGACCCTGGTATTTCAGTTAGCATATCATCGCTTCCCTCCACATCAGGAAACCACCAGAAAGCAGGTAGTAGACCGGCCTTGATGCCTCTTTGACACAACTCTACATGCTCCCAGGCATTCTTAAAATGATCGTCATGTACTCCAGCTTTCTTTATGTAATGAGGATTAAAATAAGAAAAAGCACCAACACTATGCATATTTAATGCAACCTTTATATTGTTGGGATACTCTACTACGTAGCGTGGCTTAGGCATTTTATAATCAGGGGTTCTATTAGCAGGTCCATGGTAGCCAAAGTTTAAATGAGTTATACCTGTTGCATCGGCAGTATCAATATACTTCTGCCATACATCAGGAGACTTAATAATAATATCATTCTCAATTAAAAATATATGATCACACCCTCTACCATTAAGTGCATGAAGAGCTTTATTCTTAGCTTTACCTACAGTCTGGTAAGGCGGTATATTATTCATTATCTCTATACCCTCAGGTAATATACCATCAAGTATACTAATGCCATCATTCACTAGTATAATATCAGTGAGAGGTCCTTTATTTTTAAGTAAAGATTCCACACACTGCTTTGTGTACTCTAAACGATCACAAGCTATTATTGCTGCTCCAATTTTCATGTTTTTAAAGATTTATGGTATAATTCTGTTACGTATGACTTAACCTTGTCCTTGTATTTAATATCAAGAAGATCGATAAATTCAGATATAGAGTTATCTACACTTATATTGAAGTCTTTAGTGTTCGCTTCTTCAGAATTAATCATCGAGGATTGAGAGTAATCATACTCAATAGTAAACTCTACTGGTTTAATAGACACAAGCTTTCTAATAATAGTATCAACTATATTAGGCTCAAGTGGTTTATCTATAAAAAACTTAACTATGTTGCCGCAGATAAACCCTCTTAGAGATTCAGGGGTGTATGTTCCGGATGCTAATTCAGAGTATCTTACTTTATTGTAACGAGGGGATATATTGTTTTCAACAAATTCATACTTAAGAGTGTCTAGGTCTAAAGTATATAAGCCTTTAGTAGTACCATAATCCCCCCAGTCTTGTTGATAGGGACATCCTACATATAGAATCGTACCTTCTTCGTACTTGCGTTCTTCGCGGTGATGAAAGTGCCCGGTGATAGTGAGTTTAGCTCTACTAGTTAAATCTGAGGCTTTAAGTCCGTTAGTACATACTTTAAAGCTGTTCATCTTAAAGCTATTAATTTCGAAGTGACCCACTATTAAGTCACATGCCGGAACTTCTTCGATATTCTGACCCCAAGGGCAAAGAGCTATTTTTCGTCCATGCGTTTCAAGTACCACCAACTTGTCAACAACAGTAATGTTAGACCAGCCCCGGAGAATAGAAACTGAATTAATATCAGACTTATCTTTATAAAAAGCATCATGATTACCCACTGTAATAATAATGTTAAAATCCCGTAAGCAATCAAAAATGTCGGTAACGTTGTGAAGAGTGTTAACAGCAATGTCATTACGGTCATGAAATATATCTCCAGGTATAATTATATCTTTTATACTTCTCGCTTTAAATTGTTCAGCAGCCCATTTTGCATGGTTAAGTGCAATTTTATGCCAGGTCTCACTGTTACGGTGTACTCCATAGTGAGGATCTGAAAATATACCTATCTCTGAATTAATTATTTTCATTGTTCTTGGTATTACGAGCAATAGCAGGATTGACTGGATCGTCTACCCCTACCCCCGGACCAATTACACTATACACTTCTTCTTGATATGCTGCTAAAGTATCTCTCATACGCTTTTCTTTCTTAATGCGACTACGCCAGCAATTAAAAGATATAGAATTAAAATAAGAAAACGGATTTGCACCACGGTCAAAATTATATTTCCGTTGCTTTAACGCATTAAACATATTAATGAGTGAGTCACCAATTGCATCTTCTTTAAAGGTATAATTAATAAAGTTAGAAGCATGAGCTAGACCATATGCAATGTTCTTAATCATTAGAGCTAACTCGTCTGTGATTATATCTGTCTCATAGTACTTGCGAAGCTCTGCAGTAAATTCGGCCGGGTTTACATAATAAACCTTCTTGGCTTTAGCTACAGGGCTTAATACCTTAGGGTTCGGTGATGGTTTTATTACTGATTTGGATTTTTTCAAGGCCATAAAATTCTTGTCGTTTAAGGAAGTGCTTACTACCATAGATTAACTCATCTACAAAATCAATAATCGTAAGAATATCTTTATTCTCATGGACCCGTAAACCGCGACCGATTGATTGTAATGTTTTAATTTTAGATTTGCCGCCCGCAGCGAATATAATATAATGTATGTTTTTTATAGAAATGCCAGTAGAGAATATTTTACTAATTGCAATACACACTACATTGTTGTCAGTCTCCATTAGTTGTTGTATTTTTTTTCTCTCTTCGAGCTCTACACTGCCTTGTATAAAGTATACTTGCTTATCAGTGAGCTGGGATAATACTTTAAACATATTATCTCCATGTGCTATATGGTCTACAAGTATTAAACAGTTATTGTGTAATTTACCTACTATATTTTTAATTATATTATAACGAAACTGATTGTTATGTATAAAGTCTAGCTCAGTAAGGTACCGCTGAGAAGCTGCAACCGCTGTATAATCAGGTTTAATTGCATATTCAAGATGTACTGCAAGAGCTTGAGCATTCGCAATGTACTCACCACCCGCTGCATCTCGTAAGTCGGTAGTGGTCTTTTTATAAAAAACAGGACCTATAAAGTTACATATGTTCCATATATCAATATTACTCTCAGGTAATGTACCGGTAAACCCAAACCGTCTTAGGGTGGGTACTTTATCAATAAGCTTATTAACTTTATTACCACGACGGAGTTTATGGCACTCATCTACTATTAAAAGACCTACCTCGTTAAACCAAGTTAAATCAGCTAGTTTACTTTGCATTATACCTAGGTTTGCGATAACTACTCTCTTATTAGGGTCAATCTCATTACCGCCTGACCATTTACATACTAGTTTTTCTGGAAAATTGTAAGATATAAAATCTCTATACGTTTGCTCAACTAAACCAATATCAGGCACCACAATTAGTACTTTCTCGGTATACTCTATATATTGTAAAGCTGCATATACCAAGTTTGCTATAATTAAAGTCTTACCACCACCAGTAGCTAACTCTATTACTCCGTTCCCGCTGTTAAGAGCTTCTTGTATCGCTTGCTCTTGATAATCTCTTAGCTTGTATTCACTTTCAAGAGTTTTTGTTGGACTAGTCGGTAGACATATATGTTTCTTATTAACTATATCAGTATACTCTTTATTAAAGCTTATCTCAAACGGTATAGTAAGAGAGTTAAGATGCTTTACTATTTCTCCCACCAAACCTATACCGCAATAACCAGCAGGGGTTATTGCATACATACGTTGAGGTATAAACCGTGCATATCGATTAAACCGTGCGCCTGGGTTCTTAACAGAAAAGCTTTCTCTAATGTTTCCTAAATAATCAGAAACAATCTTTACTTCTTTACGTCTAGAGTCGTATTGAAAATCAACCTTCATTAAGTAGTTTCGAGTTTCTGTAAGTCTATTATATTTTTGCAGTCAAACGTAAGGGAGCTTACTAGTTTCTCTACTTTCTCGAGATACTCAATAATGATCTTAAGCTTTTCGATACTCTCTTCGAGCTTTGCAATGTTAGGGTTGTTTAATGCTGCTTGCTCTAAAGCATGCCGACTCAATGCTACTGGAGTGTCAGCCGTATGTGCTTTTACTGCTGCTTTCTTTGCATTAGCAAGCCGACGCATCTGGTCCTTATGAGTCATTAAACGTGCAACCCATTTATGCTTAATGACAGGTACAAGCATCGCTTTATCTTTAAGAGAGAGCTCATCAACTCTGATATCCCCGAGTATTTCGGTTTGGTAGTTAACAAATAATGTATCGTAATCTGGTAGTTCCATAATTAACTCTGTAAGTATAGTATACTTTATACAATATTCAACATGAAAAATTTTGATAAAAAAATACTTACACTCCTTGAAGATATGGGTAATACATCTGCTGCTGCTTTTGGTGCAGGTCAAGCTCATGCCTTTCAAATAGGTCAAAGTGGTGACTTTTATGCGCCAGGAGATGCTCGTAACTTATTTGGTTCAAAGAAAAAAAATAAGTTTACCCCACCTTCTAAGTTTAAACCACCAGGATTTAAGAAGGGTAAGGTTATCCGTAGAACACCAGCTGGCATGTAGTAAGTAGCGTTAATGGATCTCGGTCATTGGATTACTAAGCTTACTATAAGCGAGAATGAATTACCGTATGGTTTCATTTACGTTATTACTAATACTGTAAACGGAAAGCGTTATATTGGTAAAAAACAGATGAAGTCAGTTAAAAAGCTTAAACCATTAAAAGGTAAAAAAAATAAAAGACACTTTGATATTGAGACAGATTGGAAGGAGTATATGTCGTCCTCAAATGATCTAAATTTAGATATTACAAAATTTGGTAAAGATAAATTTACGTTTGAAATAGTCTGGCTCTGCGAGAGCAAATTTGAGTTAGCATATTATGAAGCTAAAATGCAGTTTGATAACGATGTACTTCTTAAAGAAGGCTTTTACAATGGTATTATTAACTGCAGAATAGGTAGAGCGCCTGATGCATTACTGAAGAAATTACTTGAACAAAACAGTTTAGAGTCTACAATAAAGGGTGATGCGTATACAAAAAATAGCACTCGGTCTGACGGTAGTGGATGTTGAGTCATTTGCAAGCGATATAGAGAAGAGTTACTATCATGATTTAACGCAAATTTATGGTTTCGATACTGCAGATAGAGATGCTAATAAACTCTTGTTGTATCATACTTTAAATTATCTCATTAATTATTTTAAAGGATGTGATAACCGTAAAAATGTTGTGCTTTATATTAACTCTAAAGCTAGTATAAGTGCCAGGTTCTTAAAAGCGCTTGAAAAGATATGTAGAGTGTTCCCGGTTATAAGTTATACCAATACACTAAGTTTTAATTGTTTAGAACAAGATAATGGTAATAGCGAGGAGCTGTCCCTATTAATTAGAGAGTGTCGTTATAACTTTGACTTTAATAAATTTTCCCCTCGCAAAGGGAAAGCTTTTCTCGAAAAGCGCGGGATTAAGCTTACCTTTCCTTTTTAATATATCCCTTCGAGATATATATAATACGTAAAGGGGCAAGGCGAACGCAGTGAGCCTATTAAAAAGCTTAACAAGAAAACAACCTAATCACAATACTTTAATATAGACACTCGATGTTTATATAGGCCTCTCCTTTCTCCCCCCTGTATATTATAAGCGTCGGATTTAAATAAATCAACTATTGTTTATATAAATTTGTTGTAACGTAGTAAATAATAGCAAATGGATCATATTTACGAAAAAGTTAAAGCCAATAGCAAGTTTTTTAATATTATTAAAGAGTATGCTAATGTGACTGGTATGGCTACTGCAGCTGGCGCGAACGCCGGTACTAATCCGACTCAACCGCAAGACCCTAAAGTCATTACTGCTAACAAGCTTAAAGCGGATGCCGAGAAAAAAGCCGCGCAAGCCGAGCTTTCAGCTATACAGACTAAAACAAACGTTGATAAAAAAAGAGCTGAAGAGCTTCAATCTATTATTGCTGGTAAACCAGCGCAAGTACCTGCAAAATGAAAAAATTTGATTCATTAGTTAACGAAGTATACTCTAATATATTATTAGAAGCACCTCCAGCCCCCGGACTCGATCAGACTGGTGGTAACCCACCTGCTGCAGCTGCTCCTGCTGAGCCGGCTCCTGCTCCTGCTCCTGCTGCCCCAGCACCTGAGCCAGCGGCCCCAGAACCAGAGCCTGTTTCTTCTGAAGGATTAAGAAATCTTGTTGACCTCATACAGAGAGCATTAGTTATCTCTCCTGACTCTTTAGACCCAGTCGATAAGGCAGTTTTTAACGATAAGGTTACTGTTTTGAATGCATTAGAAAAACAACAGAAGCTATCTGATATTGTTGACCGACTCAATCCTGCATCTGAAACTACAGTAGATTAAAGATAGTAAAACTTGTGATGGCCTATCGTTACTGTATTAGCTCCACGCGCTAATAACGTCTTGCCCCACGAAGGACGTACAGCAAGAGTGTGGTAATGATCTGCTCCCCTCGTATGATTAGTTAACGGGTCTTTTAGTATACGCGTTGCTTCAGTCCATTTTGGATGTTTTTTTGCACGCTGTATTGCTTTATCAATACCGGCATTAAAACACGAAAACTGTTTAGGGGCCGTAACTATTTGATAAAGAGATTTATTTTGTTTTTCCGCTCTGTTATGTATTACCTCGTTTACTGCTTCCATTCCAACGGTACCCTCCCCCCCAGCTTCTAATATTAAACACGCAACTACCGTTTCTAATTTACGCATCTCATCACTCCGATAATGACCAGCGTACGTATCTACGGATTGGACGTAGGCGGGCGGTACTTTAAAGTTTATAGGGGGCGGCACATCCATTGCTTCTAATAGGTATTTATACCTGAGTGCAAATTTGTTGGATATTGTTAATTGCATTAATATTACTTATAGTTAAATAAGTAAATACAAAGTGAATATAAAATATCGCAACAAAATATATAGCAGTAACGACTTGCCGATATTTGTATACTTTAAGACTGAAATTAACCGCCAGGATTTTATAAACACTCTTAATAATTATCAAGTTGGTACGTTTAAACCTATTAGATGTATACACTCGATTTTAGCTGGTAACACTTTAATAAAAGATAAAAGATCTTGCATACAATTTAATATTGAGGATGTAGAAGAAAAAAGAATATTACAAAAAAGCTTATATAATAACGACGAAGAAAATAATGCAATGTTGTGTGGTCCTGGAGATATTGATGAGGACATACTTTTAGATTGGATTGAAAAATATATTAATAAAATTACTTGAATTAACCTGTATTAACTATATTATACAGGTATGAGCAATAGATATGTATCTACTAAAATTATACCGCTGGGGTCATGTGCTTTTAGACAACCCTTCGCTGAGAGTCATTGTCGTTTTATACATGGCTACCGTCTTCAAGCTAAGTTCTGGTTTACTTGCGATCATTTAGATAAGAATAACTGGGTAGTAGACTTTGGTGCTCTTAAAGAGCTTAAGGTTATTCTTGAAGAAGCATTTGATCATAAAACAGCTGTTTGGGCTCAAGACCCCGATTTTGATATGTTTAAAATGCTTGAAGAGCGTAAAATGGTGGAGTTAACAATTTTTAATGACGGAGTTGGTATTGAGCGATTTGCTAAGTTCTGTTATGATCAAGCTAATGACTGGGTAGAGGATCGTACGAATGGACGCTGCTGGTGCTCTAAAGTAGAGGTGTGGGAACATGAAGGTAATTCAGCTATATATGAAGATAACTTCCGAGCGACCGTTGGCCCTGGTTATAGTGGAGATGGGTGGAAAAGTTAATTAATTAATTTATAATATAAATATGAACATTGACCCTAATAAGACTCTTTTTTTAAGCGATGACTTTGTATTTTACACTTTAGAAGGAGAGGGCAGATACGTCGGCTATCCCTCAGTCTTTATGAGGCTGTCAATGTGTAACTTAACTTGTATTGGCTTTAAGAGTGAGGCTGCTCCCTTCGGCTGTGATAGTTACGTAAGTTGGTCAAAGAAAAATAAGATGACTTTCGAAGAGATTGCAGTATTGTTTGAAAAACATGGCTATCACGATAGATTGCGAGAGGGAGCTTTACTTAAGATTACTGGTGGAGAGCCTTTTATTCAACAGAAAAACCTTATTGAGTTCGTAAAATTTATTCACGAGCGCTGGGGCTTTGCAAAGTGGAATGCACCTATGACTGCTGAGGAGCTTTCCAAGCCGGAGCTCTTTATTGACTTTGAAACGAACGGCACCATTATGCCTGATGAAGAGTGGTATGATCTGCAATGCTCTGTTACATATACTACTTCTCCGAAACTATCTAGTAATGGTGATCCTGCTGATAAGAGATATAAGCCTGAGGTACTCAAATACCTTGTAGATAATGATGCATGCTTTAAATTTGTTGCAAAGCAAGAGTCTGACCTGGAAGAGGTATTTGAGAAGTATGTAAATGCACCTGATATTAAAGTTAACCCACGTAATATATGGATTATGCCGATGTGTGGCTCTAGAGAAGAGTTAGTTAAAGTAGGGCCTGTAGTTGCAGATCTTTGCAAGAAGTATAACTTTAAATTCTCTAATAGACTGCACTTACAGCTATGGAATTTAGCTCTTAAGGTATAATGAGATAGATTGGGTTGATATTAATATATAATTATCTAAATCTTTAAACTAATGGAAACGCTCAATAAAATCGGCATAATTGGAACTCAGTGCATCGGAAAAACCACTCTTATACAAGATATGAAAGAGAAATGGCCAGTGTTTTGTACCCCCGATAAAACCTATCGGGATCTAATTAAAGAGAAAAAACTACCGACCAATAAGAAAGGCACTAAAGAGTCTCAAGAAGCTATTCTTAACTTCTTAGTAGACGAAGCAATGGCTAATTATGGTAAGAAGAAAATGGTATTTGATCGTACCCCTATTGACAATTTAGTATATTCACTTTGGCTCTATGAGAAGGGATTATCTGATATTGATGAAGCGTTTATCGATAAAAGTGTAACATTACTTCGTAACTCAATTAAGTTTTACTCTATTATCTTTTACTTACCGTTTTGTGAAGAGAACGACGTGATGCTAACAAGCGGCCCTAATAGAGATGTAGACCCAATGTACAGATCAGAGATCGGTCATTTATTTGAGGGGATTTATAAAGCATGGCAAAAAACTGGTTCCCGGTTCTTTGATACTGATGATTGCCCTGCTTTTATTCCATTATTTGGTAGCCGGCAAGAGCGAATTGCAATGATGAGTATGTATATTAATGATAAGGGAGAGTTTTTCGGGGAACAAGACTCTTTAGTGACAGACTTCTTACAGCAAGAATTTTTAAGAAAAAACTTGACTGAAGGTAAGTAAGTATACATTATACTCGTATGAACTTTAACAAACTTGCTAATATTATCGCTGAAGACATTGATCCTTCTATTCCTAATGATATAGAGACAGAAGGTGCTCGTGGCCGCGCCGGTAACCCTGAGATCGCTAAATTAATTGCGCAAGGTATGCCTTACTGGAAAGCCCGTGCTATGGTTAAAAAAGGAATGTCTAGCGGCGCTAGTGATGCTCCTGTATCTACTGATAAAAAAGACGATATGGATGTTGCTAAATCAGCAAGTGAGCTCAAGACTCAAGCTGCTATCGAATCGTTCCTTTCAACTAACCCTGATGCATCCGTATCGGATGTAGTAGACCATCTTAAGTCACTTAATGATCAAGGTATCGATATTAAGACTTCATACATTACTAATGCTTCAAAGATTGATAAGATGGTCAGTAGTGTTAAGAGTATGGATGTAGATTCAGGCTCTATAGACGAGCCAAGCCTTTCTGATTTAGATTCTGAAAAGAAAACCAAGTTCGATAAGCTTCGTAAATTTATGTCAATGAGTCGTTCAGAGCGAGATGCTTTTCTTGCTCGTAAAGGAAAGCCTTTACCCGAGATTGAAAAAGACGAAGAGGAAGATGAAGATGACGACGCAGTAGACCCATACGTTAAGCACTATCTCTCAGGCATGAAGTCTAAAGAAAAAGAAGAAGAGCCAGAGTTTAGCGATACAGATAAAGGCTAACCGAAAAACTTTTCGGTCAATACGATAAACTTCATTCCCTTTTTAGTAGCATATTCAGATGCTGCTTTCCATTTGCACTGGTTCTGATGATACATTAAATTTTCATATAGAACTGTGCTTTGTTTCTTTTTATTAGACTGTACTGGGGGTTGAGTCTGTGAGTATGGTTTTAGCTCGATTAAATACTTCTGAGTTACTCCGGTATTATCCTTAATGGCTGCAATTAAATCTATATGGTACTTATGCACCTTTTTATCTACGTCATTATAGTAAGGTACTACAATAGACTCGCTTGACCAGGCAGTTACATTTGCATTATTATCAAAATGGTAAAAAAACTTTCTCTCTAACAATGACCGATACAACGGATTAGTGTTGCCCATATATTTATTCCGGTTTAATGGGGTGTATATACCCTGAATATACTTGTTATTTTTCGAGGCACACATATACTATTAATTACTTACCTGTGCAAATATCTCAAACTCTTGTAATACGTACACTGTTTCAGTACTGTAAGCGACCAATATTTAAAAAGAATACGGGAACGTACAACTGCGAGTGTCCGTATTGTCATGAAGGAAAGAGTGCTGGTAAGAAGCGTAGATATTTCTATATACCTGAAGAGGATTTAGGTTACTGTCATAATTGTAATAAGAGTAAAAGCGGTTTAGATTTTATAAAAGATATGACTGGTATGCAGCTACACGAAATATTAGCTGAATCTGAACACCACACCGAAACAATAGAAGACGTTATTAAGAAGTCAGTAGTTTATAAAAAATATAACCCTAAGAGCTTACCAGACGATAGTATCAACCTATTTGATATTAATCAGGTATCTTTTTATAAAGAGAATAAAGTAGTTAAAGACGCTTTAGAGTTTATTAAGAAACGTCGTCTAGATACCGCCATCAATAAACCGAGAGCATTATGGCTAAGTTTAACGGACTATACTCATAAGAATAGAGTTGTGTTTCCTTTTTACTCTAGAGACAGTAATGCCAAGGTAGACTTCTATCAATCAAGAGCACTTTATACACAAGATGAAAGTATTGCAAAGTACCTATCTAAGTCTAATTCTGATAAAGGTATTTTTAACATAGATAGAGTGACGTCTGATATTGAGTATATCTTTTTACAGGAAGGACCAATTGATGCTATGTTTTTACGCAATAGTGTAGCGTTAGCTGGTATTAAGCCTACTGACGATCAATTAGAGAGTATTTCAAGTACCTTTCCTATGCATAAGATCGTATATGTTCTAGATAATCAATATGCAGATAAAACATCATACAAGGTAACTAAGGAGTTACTCGATAGAGGTGAAACAGTATTTATTTGGCCTAAAGGTCTTGAGCGTTTTAAAGACCTTAATGATCTTTGTGTTCATCTAGAGAAAGATGAAATTAAATCGGACTTTATTGTAAAGCACCTATATGCAGGTATGAAAGGCTTGTTGCAGTTTTCCCAAGTTAAATGTGGAGCCTGATACTTCTGTAAATATAAAGTAATGTATTTAATAGAACCTGTAGACAAGAAAAGCGTAATACTCACTCGTGTACTTGAACGTGACGGGTTAAGTGTTACGGTAGAAGAACATTACCGTTGGGCAAGCGGATATGTAAAAACAAAACCGAGAAAAGCAGTAAAAACGGTAGTGTGTAGAGAATATGAAGATTGTGATGATTTGGTAATGAGTACGTATGTATTTCAAGGTAAATGGACAGAAGAAATGAAAAACGTGTTTGAAGATCATCATATAGATTATAAACTCGAACAGGAAGGATGGTATGACGCAGAAGTATACCTAACAATAATCGGTCCCTTTACCGCACAAAAAATTATTAAAAAATAAATATGGAAACAAAGCTAGTAGCAGTCACTCAACCAGAAATTTTTTATACTGATAAGCCTCTCACACCAGAGGGGTTTATCGTATATATTGCACGAGTTAGCAATCCTGCTAATCAAATGAACGTAGAAACGGGCCATAAACTTTTACGGTATCTTATTAAGCATAAGCATTATAGTCCGTTTGAGCATGTATCTTGCACATTCGAAATTAAAACATCAAGAGCGATTGCGGCTCAAATTTTACGTCATCGGTCTTTTACCTTTCAAGAGTTCAGTCAACGCTATGCTGAGGTAACTGAATTAGAGGGCATCGAGTGGCGTAAACAAGGCACTACTAACCGTCAAGTAGGAGATGAGCCCGTTGAACTTGAAGAGCATCTTAAGAGTACAGTGTATAATTTGCAGACACTCATTAAGAGTACATATGATATGTTAATACAGAGCGGCATTGCTAAAGAGTGTGCTCGTATGATTCTACCTCTTAATACTCAAACCACTATTTATATGACCGGCTCATTACGTAGCTGGATACATTATCTTGATCTTCGTTGTGCAGTTGAGACTCAGAAAGAGCATAGAGATATAGCGCTAGACATAAAAAAACGTCTCGAGAAGCTATTCCCAGAGACGTTTAAAGCGTTAAAAGAGATTAGCGAGGGCTAGTAGCGTCTTTTACTTTCTTTTCAGAAGTAATAACAACTGACTTGAGCACTTCAGCTAATCCGCGAAGGTTTTCTGCGAGTTTAGTAATGCGCTTCTCTTCACGACGTACAACACCACGAAATGGTACTGAGTTCTTTAATTCTAATTGATTGATTTGAGAGTTAAGACTCTCTGGGCCTGTACCATTAACAAATTCAGCTGTTTCAACTAACTTCTTAATCCATTCATGAGCTGCAGCAATTCCACTCACATCAACTTCATGCTGAGGATTATCTGCTGTATCAAAATCTGCTGGGTTAGTTCCTTTGTCTAATGACTTCTTCCAAGCTTCTGAATCTTCACCTTCTGGAGCGGCTGGCACATCGCCTGCAGCTTCTTTCATTGTCTTTTTCTTTTCAGCAAGCTTGCTTTTGCCAAGAAGAAGCTTATCTTTAGCTTCTTTCGTTAATGGAGCATCATAGTCACTATTGTCTCTAACTTGTTTACCTCCAACTTTAAAAGTGCCGCCCTTCTTAGTCTTTGCAAGGCCGGCTGTGAAGGCATTACCTTCCGTATCTTCGTTGAGGGACTTTAAAAATGAATTTGCAAACTTAGACATATATACTATTATTTATTAAATCAACTTGAGTTTTCTCGGTTATAGCTTAAAATACCTTTATGTCAAAAGCACTCGTTATACTATCAGGCGGAATGGACAGCTCTATACTACTACACTATGTTGCTAAAGAACTTAAGTATGATGAGGTTTTCGCAATAACCTTTAACTACGGGCAGCGGATTATAAGAGAGGTAGAGTGTGCTCGTTTTCAAGCTCAAGCAGCTAATGTAAGAGAGCATAAAATAATAAATATGGATTTCTTTAGAGACATATCTACAATGTCTGCACTAACCAATGCTTCCTTATCTATACCTAAAGCCCGAGATGATATCGGCAATGCACAACCTTTAAGCTA